GCAAGCAAGGATTTGTTAACCTCGAGGATCGGGCCGGCGCAGGCCGACATATTGTCTTTCAATATCCGGTGCGAAACGCAGAGCGACATCTGTGAGTCCCTGACCTCTTCCGGCAGGCCGACGCCGGTCAGCCCGGAGTCCTCGTCCTCGGCGTAGATGAAGGCATGGTATTGGTCGGACGGCCGTTCCCCGAAGGCTGCTTTCTGGGCTTTGATAATTACGTCGTCGATGAACCATAGGTCGGCGAAGACATCCTCGTCCATCTCGTCTTCTTTGATCTCAACCCCGGCTGCGGCCAGACTATGCGCTGAGATGAAGCCGAGGCCGCGGTAGACCTCATACCTGCGGGCGGTACGGTCGGAGAGGTTGGCCGTCTTAGCCAGTTGCTGCAACTCAGTCTCATATGTCTTGGCGGTGTAGTTGCCTTGTGGGTGGTCCGTCAGATACTGCTTGATCATGTCCGCCATGAAGTCATCGCGTTTGGCGAGGTTGCGAAAATCATGCCGGGTCATCACCACCCGCTCAAAAACCATGTCCTGGTCGATCCAGGCCTTGGCCATCAGGTCAGGGTAGAAGTCCCAGATCCGCAGACTCTCAGGATATGGCCGCTTGACTGTCTTAGTTTTGGCTACGTAAGCACTGGTCACCGGATCGGCTTCCCAGACTCGCTCCTGCTGGGTGCGGACCATCGGGCTGCGGGCGATGCCGAAGCCGTAGATGTAACCGCTGCGCACCACCCGCTTGCAGAGCTGCGGGTAATCGATCTCGGCATCGGAGAGTTGATCGGCGATCTCGATCTCCATCTTGCCCTTCCTCGCCTCGGCAAAGGCCCTGACCTCCCGCTCGATCGCATCGCTGCTCATCGGCTGCCCGGATTGCTGCAGGGTGGAGAGGATATTCTGCAGAGCTTCCTGCGGGATCGATGGGCTGGGGGAGACCCCGAGTGCCCAGTTGCGATCCTGGCTGGGGAACATCATCTCCATCAGCTTGGCCACCCCGCCCTTGATCTTGACCTTGGTGTCCCGGGGGTAGACATGCGACCGCTCGTCCGGGATGCCGGCGAGGATGTCCGGATCGTACTGGCCGGCGTGTTGCCGGAGGTTCTTCAACCACTGGATTTCGCACAACGCCCGGTCATTGATGAACTGCCCGAGCTGACCTTTGAGCAACGTCCCTGTCTTTGCCAGTTCTTCGTAATTGATTTCCATTACTACCTCTTGTAAGTATTTAATTTAATAGCCTTCTCGCTGAGCAGGTCGGTACGGCGTGGGTTGGTTGAGGGGGTTGAAGTCAGTAACCCTAATATGCTCAGCCGGGTCATACTTGCCTGACAATAAATATAAGTCACCATATTGCCCTGCTTCGGCGATATGTGACCATTCGTTCTTCTCAGGACTGTCGGAATACTTACCGGTCATCTTCTGTTTCTGGTATCGATATTTGCTTCGCAGGGCCTCGATATACCACTTACAGGACGGATCGATCATCATCAGCGGGTCGCCATCCGGGTAGTTGCTCAGCATCTGCTCGGTCGCCTGGATCCTGGTAGTCGGATCGTTGGTCGACGCCGCCTTGACGATGGCTCCTTCCTCGTCGAAGTCTGCCTGCAGCACCTTGAACGCCGAGGACTCATCAGAGTCGGCCCGCCGCTTGCCGGCTGGATCGCCGATGAAGATCAACGGGTTGGTTGGGAAGAAGTTCTTGATGAGCGGACGCAGCTTGTTCTTGCTGAACCGCTTCATCCCCATGTCAAAAGCTACCGCCTCCCGCAGGACCCGCACTCGCCCGTCGAGATCCATCTGCTTAAAGGTCGCCGCCGGCGTTAACCCGCAGTCGAAAGAGATGATCACCGGTAGGAAAGGATCTATCTGCAGGGGAACCTGCGATACATGGCGTTCCGCCTTGAATGTAGTAGCGTAGACCGCCTTGCCTGAAAGCGATGGAGAATACATGCCATGGATGTATGTGTCGACAAAGGTCTTGGTCTCGCCCTCAGCCAGATCGGTGTAATAATCCGGATGAAGATGGTCCCTATTCTCCGCCTCTGGGGAGATACCCGAAGGCTGCTTGAAGGCATCGACCTTGATGACGCTGTTCGGGTTCCCTTCTTCCTGGGGAAGATGCTCCATCATTTTATAAGCAGCACTGTCGATCTCCGGTGGGTTGGAGTCCATTATCAGGCCGTACCACGTTCCAGGGACCTCAACCGGATTCGGGTATCGTCTGAGCCTGCCCTTGATCGAAGAGTAGAGCGCAACAGGCACCTCCCTGAATTCATTGATAAATGCTCCCGATAACTCCAAGCTGAGAACTCTTCCTATATCATCCTCGGTATCAAGCGGAAGGAACATTATCTCCGCATCTACTTCTCCGAAGTTCAGCCGGAACAGCATCTTGGTATCGTGCCAGGTACCAAAGTCCTTCATCCAGTGCATCCACGTTTTGAGGGTGGTGTCGCGCAGCTGCTTATTAGTATTTCGGATGATCGCCCACCGCGAAGACCTCTTGCCTTTGTTCCAGATTGGCACCTCCAGACAACGACGCAGGATCTCGACGCAGCAGGCCGCGCTCTTGCCAGAGTTCCCAGTTACAAAAATCGAAGTGTTATGCCTCGCGAGGAAAAACCCCGACGAGACAGTAAAACAATACTTCTTTCCGTCCGTTGTAGGAACTCGCTCGGTTACTGTGTTATCGCATCGAAACATTGAAACAGCCCGCTGAGACCCTGGCGGAGCTATATGCACGACATACGTCGATCGCCAATTCTGCTGCGAGTATGTTTGTACACTGATCGTTGCCCGCCCCCCTACGGCATGGACAGCGTACTGTATAAAATCAGCATCACACCTATTGGCAGAGTGATACCTGGTATCTGGCCCTTCAAACAAGCCATCCCAGTGAGTCATCTCGTCGACGACAATCTGTAGCTGCCGCTGAGACAGCCCCCACCAAAAGGCTCCTTCAAAAGTCTTCTCTTTGTACTCAGACTCGAATACAAAAATCTCCTCGGTCGGACGTGTCGGGTAGCACCTACGAATGTAAGGTACTCCAGCTGCTGTTAAAAGTTCAACGATCCGGGTTTTCTTTCGATCTTTTCTAACGCAGATTGTTGTCTGCCGCCCAACTTTGGCGTGGTACGCATCAGCATTAATGGCTACTGCGAGTCGAAGAAACGCATCAGACACTGGGTAGTCTTTGGTTGTAGGGATGAAGTTTATAGGTATCCGGTTTTTAGAGAGCTTCTTTTCCAGCCTCGCTGCTGTTTTTACCTTGAAGTTCCCCGCCCAGTCATATACAGGAACTCTATGCTCAGCACTCAGCTGCATAGACAGGGTCCTGTTGTGGAACCATATAAGTTCGTCACACGGCAGGACTACATACGCTTCTGGTTCGACGAACCGAAGGGCTCCGGACTCATCCCACTGCGCTACTTTGTCTCCTGCCTCATACGCATCAATGCGCTTCCATCCTGTCGGAGTGAGGAACTCGGTGTCTGCGGAGGTACACCCGATCGGCCCCATGATTGCTCGATGGAAGGCGTTCGACCGCATGAACTTCGAGACGGTCGGCGACGCAGTGAATTTGAAATCAATATCAGCCACACACCACCTCAGCCTTCATCCTCTCATCCTGTACAATCTTTAGACAGTCAGCGATCGCCTTGGCCCTGACCGTCGCGTCCATCCCGCCCGGGATATAGACCCCGGCCGCGTCCTTGGCAGGCACCCTGACAGCGCAGTCGAGTAGTTGCTTGATTCGTTCCTCAGTAGCCATTCTTCTCCTCCCGCTCCTGGGCGCAGGTGACGCAGTATAAGCATCCCGGCACGTACTGCCGGCGTTTCTCCGGGATAAGCTCCTCGCAGTCCAGGCAGTGAGCGCGAGACACTCCGTCGGTGCGCTGTCTGGCAGCAGCGATGGCCTGGTTGCGGAACAGCATCTCGAGTTCTCCGGCGCGATCAAGTTGGTCTGCCATCTCAGATCCTGTCGAACCAGCCGCGGTACTTCTCTTTGGCCGGGTACTTGCGCATCTGCTCAATGTAATGACTGCCTTGCAAGGTATTCATCACCCGCAACAGCCGGGGGATCGACACTTCCGCCTTGGGCGGTCGCGACACACAGTACAATCGCAGGGTTTCCAGAGTCTTCCAGCCGACCTGCCCGTCGAGCACAAGGTCCGGGTACAGCCGCTTGTTAAGATTGAGCAGCGACAAGCCCTCCTGCAGGAACTGCACCCCGCGATGCACTCCGAAGTTGACTGAAGTATCGAAGACCTCAATGGCAACTTCCTCAGACCGATCAGCCAGGGCATCGCCCTGGATCCGGCACCAGAACTGCTCGTAGTAAAAATCTTCAACAGCCTGGATGATGCCTGGCGTAATATTTCCTTCTGATTGATCAAGCAGTTTCCAGCCAATCCAATATGGCCAGTTTTCTCGAGAAATCCCACTGAATGTATCCCCCCCGGGGTCAACTGGGTCGTTGGTGCGGAGGTTGCGCCCCTCCCGGTCCTGCATGACGTTGAAGGCGTCGTAAAAATGCTGGGACTTGATCATACATGCACCCCTGGCACCTTCCTCGCAAACGCGCATTCGCCGCGACGCAGGACTTCCCCGAAATCATCAAGGTCCATCACCCAGTAGCCATTCCTTCTTCTATTCCAATCCGACCAGGAATTAGGTCCACCAATGATGTTCTGATGTAAGTTGACAAAAGTACCCGCAGTACAATGTCCTCCTATCACAGCCCCCCCCGGAGTACTCAATCCATCTACCTCGCGAGGCTCCATCATTCCCTCGGTCCACTCAAGACCAAGAATCGCACTGCCATAATAATCAAGGCCTCGGATAACCTCTTCGACTGTGTAGGCGCGGCAGGATTCGGTAATCAATCCCTCCTGCTTAGCAGTCTGCAGAATAGCGGCGATCGATGTGCCGTAACTGACAGGGTCGGACCCAGGCCGTTCAGACCCTGGCCATTGATCGTTGTCCTGAGTTCTGAAGTAGAACTCAAGTGCCCACTCGTCGCCAAGGGTGCGAATCCCTGGTTCATGCTCAAGAAAAGCTGCAAAACCAAACCCTCCGCAGGCACTCCACTGTCCTTGACTGAGTAATGGGGCACCGAACTTCTTGACCCGATACTTGCTGATCAACTCTCGCTCACTGAGATCTATGCCTCCGTCCGGCGCCGCCATAGAGAGGAGATGCGGAGCGGTCGGGTCGGGTTGGAAGATGAGGCCGCAGCGTGGGTCTTGGGTTTCGGTCTTGCCGTCTCGTAGTAACATATTAGTTCCCCAGGACTGCTCGTTTGACTTTTTCCCACCAACCTACGACGAATATACCACTCAGTCCGGTGAGGATGAATACAACGACGAAGCGCCTGACAATGCTCTTGCTGTCTTCCATCGCCGCGTTGAATTTCTTGTGCGCCTCGACCATCTCCCGCAGATCCTCCGGGGCTACACCAATGAAACGACAGCCAGCGGCCGTGTGACCCTCGCGTTGCTGGATGACATCCTCAACAATGGTGGATATTGCCTCGAGGTCGCTACCTGTCAATATGCTCTGGCGTCTTTCTGAACTTGCTGTGCCAACATCTTTCGTCATTGATTCTCACCTTTCTCGTCTGCTCTGTAAAGTACATCCTCTCTGTCCTGAAACCTCTCATCGGGTTTTTCATAGTATTTCTTCCTAGCTTCCGCCAAACGACCTAGCCGGTGATGCACTGTCGGGTTCTGCATTGGATATGGATCCTCCTTACGGTCTCCGGAGAACCAGGCAAAGAACAGGACCCCGGCAGTGCTGACCGCCGCCAGGTAGACCCCGCTTACCGCTGTCAGCACCTTTATCTTCGGCCACACATCCAGATCGGCGGCGAGGATGAGCGAGGCGCAGTTCAGGAAAAACCGGCCGTTGGCAGCCAGAAACGCTCTAGGAGTTTTTGCTGAACAAGCCCACTCAACATCGTGGCAGAGGCCAGCTGGATTGAGGTAAGCCTTGCCAAAGCTGTCAGGAACGATGGTGTCTCCCCAACCACTGCCAGCACCGAGGAAGGTGGGCCATGCTTCTGGGGGGAGATCGTATGGCCAGTGCTGCTCAAGGAAGTCCGGAGCTGTGATGGTTGCGCCCCAGCAGGGGATTTTGACGAAGTTCATTTCACTCTCCCGGATATCGCCCACGAACGCTGTCGGGATCGACGCATGCGAGGCGTTCGAGTTGCCGGTCAATCACTCGCTCCGATCTTTTTGTGATCAGCTTCGCAACTTTGCCGAAATGCCCGTCGCCAGGCCTCCTTGACCAGAAGTCGTACCCATCGCCCTTGCCCCCCTTCCTTGATCTACTCATCGCCGAATTCTCCGCCAAGTCCACGGCTGCACCGGTACTGGATCGGCCCACAAGCCTACGCGGTTGCCGGCTGAAATTCCCTGAAGGGTAGCCCATGCGTTGCAGAATGATTTCTTGCAGTAGTCCGGATAGACCCAGGCATACCCGGAAAGAATCAGTTGTTCCTGCAGGCACTGGGTACCAAGCATGACGATTGCGACGGTACGGCCATATGTGTACTCGCCGGTCGGCAGGACATCGACCATTTCCCCCTCAACCATCGTCTCGACAAAATCCTTCGCCGCCATGCCGTAGGCCTGTTTCTTTTCGGGGCTGTCAATACCGTAGAGCCTGACTGTGGTCAGCCCGGTCTCGTCGATCACCTTGATCGTATCGCCATCGATCACGCTGACGACGGTGGCTGTTTTCGCCTGGACTGAAACTGCGATGAGCAGGGCGAGAAGAACTATAATTTGACGCATAACTTTACTCCTGTGGGTTGGTAGCGGAATCTATCGCAGCCTACGCCGGCCCGACCGTTGTCATCAAAGGAGAAGCATGGCCCAGGCTCCGGGCAGTACCGATCTTTGACATAGTGCAGTCCCTCGTCATTTTTCTTGGTCATATGCAAACTGTCTTCCGCAATCACTCTCATAACCCCTCCCAGGATTAAAGACTATGCCTCAGTCGTCGCAATCCTCGTTCGGCGTCAGGCACACCGGGCAGAACCCGCCATGGTATTTATGCCCGCAATTTTTACAGGTGGTCATATCATCCGCTTATGCTTCAGCCAGGTTCGACCAGCAACGTAAATGGCAGCAACCAGAGCCGGAGCTTGGGACGTGCTCTGCACCACTTGAATGTCGTGCTGCGACTGGGTAATCACCGCGATAACAGCGCCGAGATCAATTCCGAGCTGGTTGCTGAAATATGGGATGATCACGGCGGCGGCCATCCAGAATTCCGAGGACTTGAAACCTTTTTGGAGTAGGCCTTCGTTCATATTGGTCACCAGTACATAGTTACAGTTTTGCTCTTATCCCCATATGGAGCATGCAGGTAGATACCGCCGTGAGATGTTCCGGTATCGTTGTCGCCGTCACCATTTGGACCAATGCCAGGCTTATAGACGAAGCCATACATATCAGCCTTACTATTCCGACTGCAATTCTCTTGGTCCCGGCAGTTCTTCAGCGGATTCTTAACGACGAAGGTTTTCCCGGAAGAGAAGATAAATTTAATCGGCCCCGAGCCAAGTTCATCGCCCCCCTTGGGAATCCTCCAGGCCATCCGGCCCCCATTTCTTTCTCCGTAGGATGTGTACGTAGCTTTATGGTCGTAGTCGCCGTCCGGTGCATCCGGTACATCAGGCACGTTCGGCGTTGCGGCCCCAGCAACATATGAGTAGCTCTGCCCGTCAGCCATTTTGATAACCATTTTCAGCGGCCGCATGTATTGATGCCCCGAATTCTTCATCAGAAAAACCGGACAACCCTTGTACGGATTCCCTTTCCTGGCCTGCTCGTTATTGACTGTGACCGCCACGACATCAGCATCCGTCAGTGTCCGAAACAAGATACAGGCCGCACCGTTGCCCTGGTCAGAATCGTTCTCCCATGTAACTTTGTACGGGAATGGCTTGAGAGTTGGCACTGGCGTGTCAGTCCACGTGTGCTTGCACTTCGGACAGGTTGGCATCACTCCACCTCTTCAAACTCGCCTTGTCCGGCCGGGGAGACAGCGGCAGGCTCGAAAGTGTCTTCTTTATCAACCGGCACAACCGGAATGATGATATCCTCGCCCTTCTGCAGCGACTCAACGACCTTGCCGATATTTCCCTCTATCCAGGCTTTTGCCGCCTCGATCGCGCCGGAGAAATCGCCATCGGCTTTCTGATCGGTGTCGGTTGAGTGGGTCGCCCCAGCCGCGTCAATCCGCATGCTGGTTCCGGCTTCAAGGTGGATGTCCGTCTGCCGGTTGTTGACTGTGCAACCTGCCAGCAATCCTAATGCAATAACCCCTATCAATGTCTTTTTCATCTCTACTCCCCCCTTAATTTCTCTTAAACCTGCTTGGCGAAATCAGTAACCTGACTACATTCGACGGCTCTGATCGGTCTATGATAGTCGGATCGACAGGATCAACGGAGACAGCCCGGATAAAGAATCGCTGCGTCACTTTGTCATCAAATGTTACGAGACCTGTAGCACCTCGTGCCGACTTTGGAATGCCTCCAATAACAACTACTGCATTATCCTGAGTAACAATTCCGGCATAGTTGCATATCTCAAACCCGGTTATTTCCGCTTCCTCCGCTGCCGTGTAGGTCCAACCAAATGAGAGCGTTTTCGTGATTGTCGCTGCTTGAAGAAGTGTCGGAAATGTCAGCAAGGCAATAACAAGAACCAGTATTTGTTTCATAATTTCTCCTATTTGTACCCCATGCAGTGTCGCAACTCATGTTGCAATTGAAAATCAAAACCGCTATACCAAATCTCGCATCCCTTCACCCCACCAGTATTGTCATATGAAACCATGCAGCATGCCGGGACTATGCCAAAATTAAGGAAAACCGATGCCACTGACAGCCACGGTTTGTACGGCCAGGTCGCTTTGTGGCAGGCTATTGAGGTCGTTACAAAATTTCCTTTGTGGACAATGAGGTTCATCTCAGCAAGCGGGGTCTCGTTGGTTACTCCTTTCTGTAACGTACGCCCAGGCATCGGAGCGCAGGATGACATGAGCAGAGCGAGGATGGCTATCAGGCGGATCATGCCCCCACCACCCGGTCATCTCTGGCCTGTCCCTCAGCGCTCCCGTCAACCGACCGAACAATCATCCCACGCGGCCCGATCCGAATCTTCGCTGTCGGCACCAGAACCTCCAAATCGACACTGGCGTTGCCGGTGAACTCGGGGATGGCCTGGAACTCTGCACCGAGTGGGGCCTGGAAGTTGCCGGTAGGGAAGGTTGTGCCGGTGAAGGGGCCGTCTATGCCGAGGGGACCGGGGAATTGTGTTGTTACGAGTTTCATATTTTCCCCTTAGTAAATTTCTGGTGTGCCAGCATCCAACAGCGGACTGCTTGGTAGCAACGTGTAATCACCTTGACTGAGATAATTTGCAGAATCTCCGGTAAATGCCGCGTTCGGCTCGGTGATTGCCCAGGCTCCATCAGTGCGGATAAATTCCATATATTCCGAGAAGGTCTTCGACCCTAAGCCGAATGTCTGAAGTAGGGTCTTAAAACCTGCAATGGTGCCCCCAAAAGTCGGACCAGTACCGTGGAACAGCATGATAACGAAGTTTGGCCCGCCGCAGCACCGTGCGGCAATGGCGAACGTTTCATCATCGACATTAGGGATATTCATCTGTGTAGATGTAAATTCGTACAGATTTACAGGATCACCATATTTATACATTACTCCGTCATTAATCGTTGTACCGTTGGCAGCAGCAGCGCCAACTATATTGGAGTTATCCTTCAACAGTGCCTCGACACTCGCCCTGCCCGTCCCATAAGCAGTACAGTAGGTTTTGCATACGTAGGCTGGTGATGGTGGGTCGATGGTTGTTCCGGTAATTGCGTTGCTGCCGTTTCGGTCTGATCCTGTATTAACATACGCCTCAAGATCAAGAATGGATTCCGTGACTTCAAAACGATTATATGCCGTGTCGTCCCACACTGCTATGTGAGCAGTTGAGATAGATTGAGCAGTTACATTAGCAAGGCAAAGGGAGAGCATGTAGTCGCTGTTTACAGCCCCTGCGGTGATATATTTTGTGCACGTCACCACCCCATCGCCTACAGAATTTCCGTGTAATACAGTAATAATACTGACGAGAGTCGGATAGGTAGTCAGGTCGAAACCTTCTGTCACGCCGTTTATCGTGACAGATAATGTCCCTGTCCACATCGATGAATCCCCTGTCCGTGTCCCTGCGATAGTCAGCGTTGGAGATGTTCCTGTCGCTGAAATTGTAAACGCACTTAGCGTGGAAAGGTTTGAGTGAGTTGCCCCGTGGCATCCTATTTCATTACCATCTGCAATCAACGCTCTCATCGTGTCAATTTCCAATGCAGTTGGACGAGTTTGAGATACTGCACTATGGATATCCACGTAATGTGATACCTTTATCTCAGGATTAAGCGCTGCTGCATCCGCCACCGAGATATCCAAATTGTTACGGTCGTCAAAACGGATTACCAAATCTCCAATAGAGTCATTTTTTGGTGTTGTAAACTCTGGATCAATACTCGCAATGCTACCTGTGACGACTGATTTATTGCTCGTATCAAATGTTTTTATACTGGTTGCCTTGGGTTGCCCATGATAATAACAATTCGTTACTACCGGGGCCTTGCTGCTTGCCCCAGATTTTATCGGATGAACCCCGAAAAATATTGAATCCGATACGTTTATGGTAGTTGCAGCTGAATTTCCAATATCAAGAAAGCTCTCTGTAAGGGCAGCCCCAGTTCCCAATACAACACACTTGTTCATTCCAACTGTACTTCCAGCGGGGATACTGTTTATGCACCCTGCATGGTCAAAAACACAGTAATTTAAATACAATTCAGCGGCGGCAGTGAGATATAATGGGCGTGAGTTTTTGTTAGTCGCAAACGACTTGTGGAATTTAGATCTACTGAATGTATGCTTTCCACCGGATATAGTCGGTGGGGATGTATAGATATCCCAAGGATAAAATTGGACATCTATCCACTGTGTTTCGCCCGCTGCGCCCAGCAGCAATGGATTGATAAACTCCTGAAATGTGAATTTATGCTTGATATTTATAAACTTTGCGACACCAGCTGTATGCGTCGTTCTTATCCTCCCGTCAATCGTCACCAAACCGCTATGTCCAGCTGTTTTACTGCCCTGAACAACAACCCCTTTAGATACATCAAAATTGGTGGTGTAGGTTTTCCCTGCTGCTCCACCTGAAACCTCTATCACATCACCAGCAGATGCGGCAGTATGGGCCAGAGCCAGGGTTGTCTTGGCGTTTGCCCAGGACAGCCCATCTCCTGTCCCGGTGGCCGCTGAATCCACATACCAATCTGGCGTAGCAAGTGGCTCGGGATCGGGCATTGGATAGGGACCGATATTGGATGGAATGGTGCCGGACGGCTCATAGCCAATCGTAAAGCGAGTCCCAATGGGGAGAAGGAAAGAGGTATCGGCGCTGCCGTAATGTGTTGCTCCATCTGCCACACTATACCCAACCTCGTTGGCATAGTTCGTTCCGCTCCCATCCACTCGCTCAGTGATAGTCGTACCAACCAACCCTGTCAGGTGATGGCCATTACCCGAAGCATCCAACTCAGTCGTCTGGCCGACATTAACGCCCGGCCAGTACGCCCACAGAACGCCATCGAGAAACGCTCGCACATCGCAGCAATCAGGGCCGGGGAATGTAAGCGTGCCATTGACTGTGCAGGTCGGCAGATCGCCGGTTGCGGTGAATGTGTGCGCTGTGGTCAGGCCGGTTACTAGGGCACTGCCTGCGCCGGAGAAGCCGCTGGACTTTACTTGCTGGGTGGTGTGGCTCGAGGGCGGGAGGTATGCTCGGAGTTTGCTGTCGATGATGTCGGTGCGGTACCAGGCCAGCAAGTTCTCGGTATCGGGGTACAGCCCTGCGTCACCGCCGGCAGCCAAGCCGGAGCCGAACTGCTGGCCGAACGGCTCGTTGATTAAAGAGCGGAACGGGTCGAAGAAAGCAGACATCTCAATACTCCTGCTCAACCAGAGCGACGCCGATGGTGGCGCCTACCGACTCCGTCTTGACGAACTGCAGCCTGATGGGGCTGGGGATAGTGATCGGCTGGGAGGTGGCGGTGATGGTCACCGCGGTGCCGAAGGCGTCGTAGAGCGGCAGGACGGCGGTCGCCTCCCCGACTGCATTCATCGCTGTGACGATGTTGACCGCGATCGTGTTGGCTCCGAACGGGCCGACTGCGTGGATAGTCTTCGGGAAGGGTCCACGAGTGAGGTGGATGACGTCCGAGGTCTTGGCTGTGGTCTGCGGGGTGATTATGTCGCCCATGGGGGTGCTCCTATATGTTAGAAGTTGATACTCACATTAATCTGCGTGGCGTTGGTCTGGTTGTCTTCCTTACTCTCTTTAGGGATCAGGCCGCCCCAGGCCACCGTCGACTTAATCGCTTCCAGCCGGGTGCTGGCAGGGGTGCCGTCGCTGTACACCAACTCGTCCAGGACCTCGAGGTAGGCCTCTGCCTGGATCCGGGCCTTGGCTTTGAACGGCAGACCGTTTTCGCGGACGTCGCGGATGGTCAGGGCCAGTTCTCTCCTGAAGATCGGCGAGTGGGCCAGGACCTCGTAGTCGTCAAAGGTGAGATTGTAACGAGGCAAGACAGCGTCGAGGTCTTCCACCCCCAAGGCCAGGTCGAGGATGAGGCGAGGGTCCCAGCGGTTAGGGGTTGCAGGGGAGGTCAGGTTGAGACGGGTTGCATTTGAGGGGATAAGTACTGCTGGGAGGTCGGGGGTCATGCCCTCGAAGTCGCTGTCCAATAAGTCGGCGAGGTCGTCTTCGAGCAAGGTGTGATGGCTTGTCAGGTTCATACTAAAGGTGGTAGCGTGTTTGCGGAGAAAATGCAAGAGAAAAGTAACAGGATGATACGGAGTGCGGGATTTATTTGGTAGGGTTTTCGGGGTAAGGGCTTCGGATTTTAGGTGGTTTGGGGTGCGTGGATTGGTTTACGGAAATTTGCTGTAAAAACACTAGGTTATATTTTGGAGGGAGGGATTTTTGGAGTAAGTACGGGGGTTTACGTGGATTGGGGTCTGGGGGAAGTTTTCCTAACAGAAGGTATGAAATGAAGACCCACCGACCTCCCCCCTTGCCCCCCAGGCACCCTTCCCCGATATCACGGAGGCCCCTACCCTCTCCCCGCCCGGCGCCCTGGTATCCTCAAACGAAATTCCCCGGCAACCGTCCATGTACGTCTGCACCTGGTCAAGTTATGATCCCGGCCCGAGCTGAGAAAGTAAACCGAGTATCAAAGCAAACGGATTAACATTGTAAACCAAACAACGAAATAAAAGAGTAAACCCTTTCACTTTTCTCTTGTATCTTTGTGATACATCGAATAATATTAATTATAGAGATTGATTGAGAATAACCTCAACTTAAGGAGATGGACATTATGAAGAAAGCAACCGGCCGCACTAAAGAAAGAGAGTACAGCATAATCCTAGAAAACCTTAGAATGGTCGCTAAAACAAGAGGCTATAAAGTAGATGAGTGTGAAGAGTATTTCGAGATTTACAGCCCGGTAAATCCTTTCCCATCTATGCAGGTATGGAAAGACGACACTGAGTGTGTGATTGTAAAGGCAAGGATTGACGACGATGATCTGTTTTTCGAGGAGCAATTCAACGGACTTGAAAATGCCTTGTCCGCCTTTATGTTACTTGACCAAACGACTAAAGCAATCGCAGAACAGGTGAAAAAGAACGTACTTAACTTGTTCGGCAAACTCATGTAAACCCAAACAACCGAGCCGGGCGGGATATCCCGGCAAAGGTGGAGAAGATGAAAACGGAAACCTACGAATTACCGAGTTTTTGGGCTGCCCCTCTTATCAATGGCGACTACTCAGGCATGGAAGATGATGATATCCAAGCGCTTGAACAATGGTTGGAGAAAGAGAAACCAGGCCATTGTTGCGATGTTTCGGAAAACTCTTTCTTTGCCTGGCGGCACGATGCGAGCGCCTATGTCCTGGCTTGCGATTGCTCGGAGTTTACCTTTATAATTGGAGATTGATATTATGAAAATCTTATGCAAAACCCTAGGAATAAAATTCAATCTTGACCTCGAAACTATAGCAATAAATGGCAGGCTTATTATACGCAATCGCGGATACATTGTTACATCAATACCGGCTGACAGCAGAACCGCTATTGAATACATGAACCGCGTAAACAGGAGGATTAAATCATGAAGGGCCTTATCTGCATACTCCTAGCCGTTCTGCTCTATGCCGGACACTTGGCAATTATCAAGGTTTCCGCGCTTATTGAACCAATAACCTCAGCGCTTGAGGTGATGAAATGAACGAAGAACAGATGAACGAAATAAGACTCATGAAAACAAGACTCCCGTTTCGCATTGTTTGGGGAATGCTCCACAAAGACCCACCACATACATTCTCTGTACATGCAGACTATGACAACCGAAAGATGAATAAAGCCGCCCGATCTGGACATTATGTAGTCAAAGCACAATAGGAGAAATGATATGAGAACAGAGCACATCAAATCAGTAACGGTGCCCGACGGTTTTCTCGGTGCAACCATTCAAATCAACCTATGTTACGATCCAGAAAGCAAGAAAACACTTGGAGTATGGACCGGCGGAACATTTACAAGTCAAGTTCCACTTGCAGTCGATGCGTCCGAAGCACTTTGGCTCATCAATAATCATCCGGCCTGCAAACAATTAAGGTAGGAGAAATGATATGAAACACATCTTAATAAGACAAGCGCTCTCCAGGTTATTGTCCGAACCCGGTTATTACCGCCTGACCGTTGCAGCCAGGTTACAGGTAGTTCACTACTACATTTTTGAGGTGATATGATGCTAAAATGCGAAAATCCAAAAACAAACTACCGAGACATTATTGAAGACTTTAAAGTCAGTGACGAAGGATTGCAGCACGAAAGCAATATAACTGCAGACTTTGAACACGGCCAATGGTTCATAACATGCCTGTCCTGTGGTGCTCAATGGTCCGTTAATGACGCAGAAGGAAGAGATGGAGACTACTATCAATTCGACGAAGTCTCCGCTGGGGACACTGAGCGTTGTATCAGACCTGAAGACTGTTAAACCATCACCGCCTGGCCCGTCGAGCCTTACATTAAACTCAAAAATTGGAAAGGGGGAATATTATGGAAACAAAAAACATCATTAATGGTTTTGACTTCTCAGCACTACCTATAAGGATTGATTATGTCGGCAAGGTCGAGGATAAAGAATGGCCACACTTCCTGTGGAATGTCACCATTACAATGATGGATAAAAAAGGTTATTGGACGGTGCCATATAAAACAGGAGTTGGTAGGGTCGAGAAACCTGCAAAAAGCGCATTCAAACGCTACCATCCACAAGAGGCGAGACCCAAAATACCAACAAATGCAGATATCATGTGTTCTCTCTTGTTGGATGCAAGTGCAGCCGATGAATCGTTTAGTACCTGGTGTGATAATTACGGATATGACGCCGACAGCATCAAAGCGCTAAACATATATAAAGCGTGTTGTGATGAAGCTATATATCTCCGCAAGACGTTCACACGGGAGCAAATTACCAACATGCAAACAGCGCTTGAAGATTATTAGAGTAACAATCAGTTACCTAAAACATGTAGGCTCGGAGGGCAAAATCCTCAAGGTCTACATGTTTTGAGTAGTGAATTGTTACAGATGATGTAACAAGAATATACATTTGTAGTAACATTCTGTTACATAAAAAGTAACAAAACTATACTGCCGCCAGGAGGTCAAATACTAGCGAGGTAGCAGAATTGAGTTAGGAAAGCGCGGATCGGACCACGCCTGAGATGATTTTTATCTGAAAAAATTTTGGTGTTTTGCTGAAAAAATGTAAACCGAAACTGATCAGGTCCGCAAAACGATACGTTTCTAGGAGATCAAACACAGAGATGATGGAGCAAAAAATATCGCCTATTCTTGCCTATTCCTCTGACAGCGGAAGAAAATCACATACCACAATGTGGTGTTTTAGGAGGTCTGGCGGGAGGTCGTGTATCATATTGCGGACCGAGATGAGGTGAAAATTAATTTTTCTGTGTCATAGTTTACATGAAAAAGGGCATTTCTAGAGGTTTTAGCGGCAGCGATGGGTTCCAGCCAGGATGAGAAAATCTAATAAAATCATACCCCTTATATTATACTTATTAAATAATATATATATATATAGTAAAAAAAGACATAAGCACTGCCTACGCGCTGGCCATTTGGTCCGCGATATGATACATCAGCCTAACATTGGCCTATCTACCAATTTAATTGATATAGCATATTACGGACCAAAATACATACAAACTGAGTATTAATTTCTTTTTTTGTGAAACTTCATCATACCGTCCCACCTAACCATCTGGAATCATTATAAATCAATCTGAAAAAACTTATTTCCACATTATTTCTTGTAAATCGCTTGACATTAACTACTTGCGTAGTATATTATTGATACATAAGGAGGAAGAACACAATGGATGGACAACGATTGAAAGAAGTGCGACACATGGCAGGCTGGACAGTTTTCTACGCAGCCAAACAATTCAACATCTCAGAGAGCTATTATAGACGGCTCGAAAAATCAACCAGCGTCCCGGCGCGTATAGCCGACTTTATGGAAATCAAAGCAAAGGAAGACCCAAGGTATATAAAGACAGAAAGACGAGCCACCCCAGCTCATTTAACCGCCTTCCGCCAGGCCTTCCGCCTGACCCAGGAAAAAGCCTCCACCCTGCTGGGAGTCTCAAGGATCACCTGGAATCGCTGGGAGAACGGCCAGACGGCAATCCCTAAACACATGCTCCACACACTGCGGGGCATGGTCGCACAACTCAAATCAGAAAAAGAGGGGGTAAACTCATGAGTTTTGAAATATTAAGAGACAGCAAAGGCACTCCGTCTCATGTGCATATCGATGACGGCTTTATGATGACTTCCAGACCATATGCTGAGGACACAGACGGCCGGATGGAGCACCAACTCAAGGCCGCTGTAGAGTCGCTGGGCCTGGTGTACTGAGCCGCCCGGCTCCTGGGGAGGGACACGCGCCCTCCTCGGCGGCGAGGCAGCACGGACAAAACACTTATAAACAAGGAGGACATATGCCCAAACCCTCAACAGTAGCAGACATATTTGAGCAGTTAAGGACGCACGGCATCGCGCCGTGGCAGGATGAGGATAAACCAGCAGAGGAGGACAAAAACCATGGCAATGAATACCGAAGACGTAAGAGAGTGGCTGTGCGCCCGCAAAGGCTGCAACCAGACTGTAGCCATAGATGAGGGTGGCCTGACCCTTGTCATCGTTGAGACTGGTAAATACCTCGAAATAGGTGGCACACCGGAGGACGAAGAATGAAATCCCTACTCCTCTACGCCGCAGCAGCATCCCTGATAGCCCTCATGGCCTTCGCTTTCATCCACACCCTGCCGAAGGCCATCGACAAATTGACCCAGCACCAGACTGAGATAAAGGTGACCTATGACAACGCCCAGTATTAAGCCAACAAGAGTCATCCATCCACCAAGACGCGTCACCCTGCCCTCCGGGCAGAAGACCTGGGAGTTTGACTGTGACGACGGTAAGACTTACACCTCGGGCGACCTGGCAGCCCTCATCGGGCTTGCGAGGGGGGCAAGCCTGATGCAGCGGCTGTCTATGATGGACTGGGACAGCGAGTGGCTCCTCGCCCCTCCTGCCAAAAGAGGGTTCTCCCTCACCGGCGAGGCGGCTAAGAACGCAGGCAGCGCTGAGTGGGCCGCGCTGTCAGGTAAGGACAGGAGTGCAAACTTGTGGAAAATTCCTGCCGCAGGGACGTTTGAACTAACTTTATCTTGCAGCGGCGAGCGATAAACTGTAAACTGAGTCACATTAACCACTACTTTAAGGAGACCACCATGAAAACCTACAGCGAAGACACCCCGCTCGACAGCCTGTCATGGAAAGAAAAACTCACCTGGTTCTGTTTCACCATCGCTTGGGCTGGGTTTATTTGCGGAACTTTTGCCTGGTTGGGGAGGTAGAGAATGAAAGACATTTCTTTTGCAGCAGACAAAACTTTGCTCGATGTAGTTGAGGACGGGTTCAGCCAAATCGAAGAAGGCGAGGGGTTTGAATACATCATCGGCAAAATCAGAGGAGGCGCCCTGAAGGTTGTTTTCGAGCCCGAATCATCTGATTTTGAATCTGTGGTAATCGACGGTGTTGATGGGTTTGGTTACACTTTGGTCTTTGAGGTGTAGTTATGACCCCCGAACAAGTCAAATTCATCCGTACCACCCTTGGGCGGACCCAGCAGGACATGGCTAAGATCCTCGGGGTCTCCGTCAGCGTCTGGAAACTCTGGGAGTCAGGTGGAGGCGGACCGAAGCCGGAGAACATGACTAAACTTCTGAAACTCCACCACCACGTCGTCGGGCGGGAGGGGAGGGAATGATCAAAGTAACCCTCGACTGGGAAACCGCCTACGGCAAACACCCAGTGACGCAGGAGAACATCACCCTGTCGAAAATGACAACGGAAGAGTATGTCCGTCACCCCCTCTTCAAAGTCCACGGCCTGGGGGTCAAAATAGAGCGTGAGCGAGCATTTTACATCTACAAGCGAGACGACCTCCTGCACTTCCTGAAGGCCCACCCCTGGCAGGACTCTTTCGTCTGCTGCCATCACACACATTTTGACGGCGCCATACTCTCCTGGCGGGCAGGGATCAAACCGGCGTTATGGGGCTGTACTCTGAGCATGGCCCGCGCCCTCTACCCGCACGAGTCAGTGAGCCTGGCCAACATCGCCCGTCTGCTGCAGCTCGGCGAGAAAGGACACGAGCTGGTCAACTTCGTCAATCTCTGGGAACTGACCGACGAGCAGCAGCGGATACTCGGTGGGTATTGCTGCAACGACGTGGAGCTGACCTCCGATGCTTTTGATGCGATGAAACGGAACTTTCCGCCGTCCGAGCTACGGTTGATCGACCTGACCATCCGCTTGTTCACCGAGCCGGTGCTGCAGGTGGAGCGCAGCATTCTGATCGAGGAGTACAAACGTGAGCGTAGGAGCAAGCGGGTGCTGCTGAAGAAGTGCGCGACGGACAAGTCCGTGCTCGCTTCCAACGACCAGTTTGCCGCCCTGCTGTTGACCCTCGGCGTGGACCCCCCCAAAAAACTCAGCCCTTCAAAAGTCAAGGATGGGCGAGTGGACCCGGACAACGTCGGTGAGCCACCGCTCGGGATACTGCCTTCGTTCAAAACTGCAGGCCTGCCAGTTGGGGACCGAGTGCGGATGAAGGAGGAGAAAAACTCCTACCCTTGGGCCTACGCCTTCGGCAAGAGCGACGAGGAGTTTAAGATGCTCCTCGACCATCCGGACGAGCAGGTTCAGGCTGTGGTCGAGGCCCGCATGGGTATCAAATCGACAATTAAGGAAACCCGCAGCAAGCGGTTCTTCAAGATCGGCAAGCGCGGGGCGTTCCCGGTGTACCATAATTACTACGGGGCGAGAACTGGCAGGGATTCCGGCGGCGACAAGCAGAACACTACCAATCTGAATCGGGTAGATCCGCGTGACCCAACATCCGGGGCGCTGCGACGGTCCCTCAATGCTCCTGAGAAGCACGTTCTTGTGGTACGCGACCTCGGACAGATCGAAGCGCGGAAGCTCTCTTATGCTGCCGGCCAAGAGGATCTGCTGGACCTGTTCCGCGCCGGCGGCGACCCTTACAATCGCCAAGCGACAAAAATCTTCGGCTATGAGGTCAATCGCAAGCTCGACGAGTTCTGGCTGGAGGGTTTGGTTGGCAAGAGCTCGACGCTCGGAAATGGTTACGGTATGGGCTGGTCAAAGTTCCAGGAGTCCCTGCGGGTCGGGTTCATGGGCGCGCCACCGTTGCTGTTTGATCAAGTTGCCGCGCAGAAGCTGGACGCTGACATTGACACATTTTGCCATCAGAGAAGCTACAAGCCTGGATACGCCTTCCTGCGAGACGAGGCACTGGCAATGAAGCCCCTTAATGTTGACGAAGAAACTCACCTCTGGCACTGCGCAGCCGTGAAGCAGATAGTTGATAAGTACCGGCAGAGTAACAAAGCGATCGTAGATTTTTGGGGCGAAGCACAACGAGCGCTCGACGCGATAGTGCGGGGGGAAACTATCCCAGTTGGCAAGCGTAACCTCGTGACTACCTGCCCCGAAGGGTTTCTTCTCCCTAACGGCATGAAAATCAGGTATTATAAGCTGCAGCGCAATGATAGCGGCGAGTTTCGCTACCTTTCCAATCGACGCAAAAAAGAGTGGTCGTACCTGTACGGCGGCAAGGCGGTGGAAAACATTATCCAAGCCTTGGCCCGAATCGTCCTCACTGACCAAATGCTGGAGATCAACCGCTGGCTGAAGCTGCAGCGGCAGACGGACAAAGGCAAGACATACTCGGTGGTGACCTCGACCTACGACGAAGTAGTAGCCTGTGTCCCGTTTTACCGCGCCGACGACTGCCTGCAGATGATGAAGGAAGTTATGGCCACGGCGCCGGCATGGTGCCCGGACCTGCCGTTGAAATCTTCCGGTGGGTATGCGGTGAGCTACGGGGATTGTGAAAAATAAAAGGAGAAAATTATGGCAAAGCAACCGTACTACCACAGGTGCGAAGGGGTAGTGCTGTTTACCGCAACACAATCGGTGACGGAGGAAGAGTTTGTCAAGGCGGTAGAAAAAGCCCTTAAACCGTTTGGCGTCGTAAAGGGTACTGTTGAAGTGGAATGTGTGACAAATGAAAACGGAATCCTGTTTTCTGGCTGGTGTGAGCCTGAGCCAGGGGACCCCTCAGATTTATAAAGTAAACCCCGCAACTTTTTACTTGCAATAGTTTGTAAACCGTGTCACAGTGAATTGTACAGCGCCCGATGCCCTCGCAGGATCGCACTCTGGCTGGGTAACTGACTGCGAGGGCATCATTTTTTAAGGAGGGGAGTATGAAAGATTTGCAGCGATACACTCCTACAAGAGAGTGGGATTTGGCAGTGATGGCAGAAGACGACATCGGAGAGTACGTAAAGCTGAAGGATGTTGACGAGCTTATAAAGTTTCTTCACGCTCAGGTGCAATACCAAAAAGATCGTGCCGACGCAAACTGGAAAGCCCTGTGTGAGTGTAGAAATGAGGAGAACCTATGAGAGCATGGGATAATCAAAACAAGCGGTGGCTTGAAGTTATGTCTATTTCCTTTTCTGGGGAAGACATAGTAAAAATTGAGGCTAAGGTGCCAGGAAGTAACATACTCGCTGTTGGGTGGTACACAGTAGAGCGCGAAGACCTTGCAAGGGTGGCTATTGTAGGGGCAGTTCTGCACAACACAGATTTATTACCCCTTCCGGAGGAAAAATGATTGAAGTTTTGAACGCCCGCGGAAAGAAGTTCTCGTGGAGCTACACCGCCCTGACCGCCTACGAAAACTGCCCGAAGGCCTACGCCGCCAACCGTTTTTACTGCACCATCCCCTGGGTAGACACTGAGGCGATCATCTACGGCAACAGGGTACATAAGGCCGCTGAGCTTTTCTTGAAAGGCATCCCACACCCGGACCTTGAGGCATTGAAACCTGTCGAGAAATACGCCGAGGCCATGCTCCGCTCCGGCCACAAGGTCGAGGCCGAGCTTGAGATCGCCCTGACCAGGCAGTTGAAGCCTGTGTCCTGGTTCGCCAAGGATGCCTGGTTCAGGGCTAAGCTCGACGTGGTGGTTACCAAGGTCAAGGAGTCCTCGGTCAACCTCTTCGACTGGAAGACCGGCGGCAAGATCAAGGACGACGAGGACCAGCTGCGGGTCTGCGCCGCCGCCTTGTCGGTGGGCAGGCCATACCTGCAGGAGTTTGGCGGCAAATATATCTGGACTAAGCACCAGCAGACGACCGGCATCAAGCCGATCACCAAGGCAGAGATCCCCAAGGTCTGGCAGGAGTTCCTGCCTCGGGTGCAGAGGATGGAGGACGCCTGGGCGTCGGAGAACTTCCCGGCCAGACCCTCCGGTTTATGTCCTTGGTGCCAGGTAAACGATTGCGCTTCACGGCGCGGGGAGAGGAGAGTATGAAAGCAAAAACAATCAGGCGAGTGCTCGAAGCGAAAGTAAAGGACTGGGTAGAATCGGTAGACGACCAGGTAGTTGCGAAAGTCATTAAGGAAAACACAATCATAACCGGGGGCTCAATAGCCTCAATGCTCCTGCAGGAGCGGGTCAACGACTACGACGTGTACTTCAAGACCGAGTCCGCTGCGAAGACGGTGGCTCAATATTACGTTGACAAATACAATGCCGCGCACAACCCAAAGATTGTTCCCGAAGTAAAGATCCTCAACGGCAGGATCCAGATAGTTGTCAAGTCCGCCGGCATGGCAAGCGAAGAAACGGACGATAGCAAGTACCAGTATTTTGAAACTCTGCCAGAGGACAACATTGAAAGTGCGGAGTACGTCGATCCGGTCGAGGCAGACCTTGAAGCAGCAACAGAAGGCGACGATGGAGAGAAGTATCGCCCTGTGTTCATGTCATCCAACGCCATCACCCTCTCCAACAAAATCCAAGTTATCATCCGCTTCTATGGCTCTCCGGACGAGATCCATGCAAACTACGATTTTGCCCACTGCACCAGTTGGTGGTCGTCTTGGGATGGGCATCTTGAACTACGTCCAGCGGCGATGGAAGCTTTGCTCGCCAGAGAGCTTCGGTACCAAGGCTCAAAGTATCCGCTCTGTTCGATTATTCGGACCCGTAAGTTCATCAAGAGAGGGTTTTCTATAAATGCTGGGCAGTACCTGAAGATGTGTATGCAGCTGAGTGAACTCGACCTGACAAAAGTCGATGTGTTGGAAGACCAGCTTACTGGCGTAGATGTGGCCTATTTTCATCAGGTCATCTCTTACTTGCGAGACGCAAAAAAGGACTTCGACGCTGCGTATATTTGTGAGATAGTCGATAAGATTTTCTAAGGAGTGACCAGCATGATCACCTCATACGAAGACTACATAGACTGGTGCTGGGACCGAGATCAGGAGCCGCTGTCCGAGGATGAGTGGGCAGCAGAGGTCGCACAAAACCGGGCCGACAGGCTCATAACCAACAAGGAGATGGATGATGCAGGGGAGTAAGCCAGTAACAGTTTTGTGGCACCATGATGCAGATGGGTTTGCCTCAGCCTACGCAGCCTGGAGAGTCTACCAGGACACGGCGACATACATCGCTGTGCAGTACAGCCAGCCGGTCCCTGAGATCCCCGAGGGCACGACGCACCTGCTCATCGTCGATTTCTCTTACGACCGTGAGACCTGCGACGCCCTCGCCGCCAAGTACGCGCTGCTGGTCATCGATCATCACCGGTCGGCGGAAGAGAATTTGCGAGGCAGCAACTATGCCATCTTCAGCATGAACAAGTCCGGCTGCGCTCTGACCTGGGAGTATTTTCATAAGCGAGAGCCGATGCCTGCCATCCTGGCTTATGTCCAGGACCGGGACTTGTGGAAGTTCGAGTTGCCCAATTCAGAAGAGGTAAGTCTCTATATCGCTACTTTACCGTTTGATTTTGAGGATTGGCACAAAGAGGCTACTCGTTTAGACTTCTCCCCTCGCGCGTGGAAGTTCGGTAGTTACCTTCGTTCCTTCCGCAACGGCCAGATCCAAGCTGCCCTGCGCGACGTTAGGGTCATGTTCTGGGACATCCATGAGGTGCCGGTGCTCAACTGCTCGGCCAACGTCAGCGAGGTCGGCAACGAACTCTGCCGAGCGTACCCTGACGCTCCGTTCTCCGCGACATACTGCGACAGGAAGGGGGTGCGGTCGTGGTCGTTGCGGTCGGTTGGGGGTTTCGATGTCTCTGAGATAGCTCGGCGGTATGGTGGCGGGGGGCATTCGCGAGCCGCAGGATTTGCTACGCCGATAGGCACTTGGCCTGAGAACTTCTTGCTGTCTCTGGAGCCTGCGACTGAGACGACTCATATTCTTGTATGACTTTCTTTGGGAGGAGTGATGTATCCATCAATCTTTCTCATAATCGCGGTGCCTTTGTTGCTGTCAGGCTGCGACTCTAAATTTTGGAAGCCTTTACAGTGCTTGGAAACAAGTAAGGTAGTAGAGATAGAAGCTATTATCTACCGGGGAGGGATTGTGCGGCTGGAGAACGGTCTAAGCGTGGACGTGGGGCAGCCGCACGAACCAGTTAAGGTAGGCAGCGAGTGGTGTGTTAAATATTCACGATGACTTTCTTTGGGGGGAAGTGATGGACGACTGGCTCAGCGAGTACAAAGAGATGATCGATGACTGTCTGAAAACCAAGAGCAGGGAAGACCGACTGACAGAATGGGAAGCTGAGTTTCTCAACTCTGTAGAGACGCAGATGGTGTCCAAGAATACCATTTCCCAAAAGCAGATAGATGTGCTTGAGAGGATTTGGGAAAAAGTTACTTCGAGAGGGTAGAGGATGACTACTCCAGAAAGCAAAATCAAATCTCTTGCGAGAGACCTCCTCGCTCGCTACGACATCCAGCCGGCCAGCAAGGCAGGGACGTTCAAGCAGGCAGCAGGCTGGTACTACTTTGCGGTACAAGGGATAATGTCGGTGCGTGGAATACCTGACATAATAGGGCAGCATCGAGGGGTCTTCTTCGGGGTAGAATTAAAGGCCCCCGGCAAGAACCCCACCGGCTTCCAAAAACTCCAGATCGACGCCATCTCCTGCTCCGGCGGAGCTTGTTTCGTGGTGGATGGGCCTGAGACTTTGAAGGTGTTTGAGGAATGGCTGGAAGAGATAGATGAGGGAGCCAATTTCCAAGAGTTCTTGGACTCGGAGGTTTGAGATGACTGACATCTATTTTCCTATGCTATTAGGGCATCTGGTAGGTGACTACCTGCTGCAAAATAACTGGATGGCACTCAACAAAGGAAAGGCTTCTCTGCTTGGATATAGTTCATGTACGACTCACTGTGTAATATACGCTGCAGCGGTTTGTGCTGTAATGGATGTGCTGAGACTTGACTGGTTTATTTTTGTCGCCGCAGGGCACTTCTTATTGGACAAATACAGTGTAGGTGACTGGTGGTTGAAGGTCATTGGCGGGCGGAGCCCTTCCGTATTTGTGAGTACACCTGCAGAAGGAAACTCAATGACGTACTTACAGGCAGGGTTCACTGCAGTTGTGTATGCCGTTGCAGACAACACCATGCACTTGCTGATTATGTTTTTTGGTTGGAGGATGTTATGGGCTTGAATTTTATGTTCTCGCGGGCACGTGCTGACTATCCATACCCTCCACGCCCCGGGGCTACGACGTTCCTTCCTAACCCCGATCCCAGCAAATACACCATCGTACGAAAAAACCAGATAGGCACACATTTACTAATGGAAATCCAATATGTTGGGTGTATTAATTACGAAGGCAGAAAAATACTGGTGTTTACAAACTGCGAGTGGCGAGATCTCAAATCACAGCGCATCATAGATCCTCATTTCAGTGATAATTCATCACTTCGTTACCCGTTTGCCAGATTCGCACCAACTGCATTAGGGTGGGAGATGGCAGAAATATTGTGCTACGCCTTACTACAAAAAGGAGGTTTGAGATGAACAACCTGTACTGCTCCTCCTGCGGCAAGAAGACCTTGCAGGAAACTGACGATGAAGACTATGAGGTCGGAACCCTCCACGCTTGCCTGTCCTGCGGAGCAGTTTACTGGATGTCTCCTGCTGTGGATGTCGAAGTAACTGCTGAGCCGGATCCGCACGATGTGTTCCAACCACTCAATTCTGTGATCGAAGTAACTCTCGCAGCGTTGAATCTGCTGAACCATCCCAGTCTTGGGTATATCAATAGGGTGTATAAATGACCACCATACTGCTTGCTTGGATTGAATGCGTGTATAAGAAGGATTTCGAGCTTCTGTACATTGGTACAGTGATTATTGATGTTGTAGCGGTTATTACTTTAGCAGAGTTGGTAACAGCAGCACTTAAATTTTTGGGCAACTCATGACCATCCGTGTCTTAAACGACCACTACGTCATCGAGTCCGACAACGCCGGCCAGTTCCGCGCCCTGTTCCCTGATCTCAAGGAGGCGGTGGTGCAGGGACGTCAGTTCGTCGCCGTGCCGCACACCCTCGAGGTCGCCCGGGTGCTCAATAACATCGGCTGTAAAGTTCAGTCCCCGATCAGGACACAGTACGACTGGCCCGGGAGATACACTCCGAGGTGGTATCAAATTGAGTCGGCGGAGTTTTTCACCTTTTACTCTCGCTGCTACTGCCTATCCGAGATGCGTACGGGAAAAACCCTCAGCGCCCTGTGGGCTGCCGACTACCTCCGCCGCGCCGGCAAGATCCGCCGCACCCTGATCGCCGCCCCGCTCTCCACCATCTACGATGTCTGGGAGCAGAACATCTTCGAGAGCTTCCCGCTGCGCACCTTTGCCGTCTTGCACGGTAGCCGGCAGAAACGCCTTGAGCTACTCGCTCGGCCGCATGACTTCTACATCGTCAATCATCATGGCATGGGGCTTATTGAAGAAGCCCTTGCCGCCCGCCCGGACATCGACCTGGTGATCGTTGATGAATTAGCCGAACTTCGCTCAGCGAAAAATAAGAAGGGCGTCCTGTGGGCGCCGATGAACCGAGTATTGAACAAGCAGGGCATTGTCCGCTCCGCCTGGGGATTGACCGGTACACCGACTCCAAACGAACCACCTGACGCCTTCGGACAATGCAAGCTGATCACCCCTGAGAACTACCGAGGCCACTTCACCAGCTTCAAGCACGAGACCATGCTGCAGTTTGGACCGTTCAAGTGGGTGCCAAAGAAAGGAGCAGAGGAGTCCGTCGCCAGGATATTGAAACCAGCCATCCGGTTCAAGCGGACGGTCTGCTCCACCATGAAGCCATGTTTCATCGATCGGCGGGCCCAGTTGTCGGCGGAGCAGGAGAGAGCGTACAAGCAGCTGCGCAACCAGGCTGCCACCGACCTGCGAGGACAGACAGTTACAGCAGTTAATGCTGCGGTATTATTGAGTAAATTGATACAGGTCAGCTGTGGCGTAGCTTATGATGCAGAAGGTAAACTGGTCAAGTTCGACTTCGGCCCGCGGTTGAAAGTCCTTGAGGAACTGATCGAGGCCAACAACGAGAAGGTCTTGGTCTTCGTGCCGTTCACCGGGGTTCTGAACACCCTCGCCACCGAGCTCCGCAAGCGGTGGTCGGTGGCAGTCGTCGACGGCAGCGTCTCGGCCGGCCGGCGAGCGCAGATCTTCCGGGAGTTCCGTTCGCTGCCCGATCCATGGATCATCATGGCCAACCCGGACACCATGGCCCACGGTCTCGACCTCACCGCCGCTTCCCTGTCGATCTGGTATGCCCCTTACTTGAAAGCAGCCAAGGTCCAGCAGGCCAACGCCAGGACAGATGGGTCAAAACAGTCGGCCAAAATCGACATCGCCCATATCTATGCAACAGCCGAAGAGAAACGTGCTTACGATGTCTTGCTCGGTAAGGGGCGCTTTCAAGACGTCGTCCTGGAGATGGCAAACAAAGGAGGAAGGTAATGCAAAGACACATCAATGACATGATGGCCGGGGAGCATATCGTTCTGATTTTTCCAACATACCGAGACGCCAGAGAAGCCGCGAATAGCCGCTGCCCACCGGGGGCAATAAATATTCTGAGCGAAATACGGCTGGAGCACAGGCCATCCGCCGGATGGATTCAGTTTGGTTATGCTGGGATGAATTGTGAAAGGTTACAAGGAATCCTTGCTGACATCCGTTTTGTGTCAGACGCAGATCTCTTAGTAACCAGTCAATTTAAAGATTTCGCCCGGGAAAGGTCTGATAGGTATATCAAGCATAACGGATTATGAACCTTTCACTCATAGAAATACATCAGCGGCAGAACCTCCCGCTCGATCAAAAGATTGCCTGGGCAAGGGATCGGATAAAGGAGTGGTACGAAGCTTGGGATGGGAAGGTCTATGTCGCCGATTCTGGCGGGGCTGACTCGACAGTGCTTCGACATCTGGTTCGACAACTATACCCCGATGTACCCTCGGTATTTGTGAATACCGGGCTTGAGTTTCCTGAAATCGTCGCATTCATGAAAACCATTTCAAACATAGTATGGTTGAAACCGAAAATGCCCTTCGTAGAAGTCATCAAGCGGTATGGGTACCCTGTGGTAAGTAAAGAGGTCGCCATGGCTATTTCTCGCTGCCGAAATACAAAGTCAGAGGATCAGCGGAGGTTGCGCCTGTATGGTGGTACGAACCCCTCCACCGGTAAAAAGCAGTCTGTCGGAGTGATTCCACAGAAGTATCATTATTTAGTCACTGCGCCTTTCAAAATCAGTGAGCAGTGTTGCGAATGTATGAAGAAGCAACCGTTCTATAAGTACCACAAAGACACTGAACAAGTTCCGTTTGTAGGAGTAATGGCGGCTGATGGCCGAAGCCGGCTGCGAAGTTACGCTGCTCATGGATGCAATATCTTTGACCGAAAGAAGATGATGTCTCGCCCGCTTTCAATCTGGACCAAGGACGATATCTGGCGATGTATTAGAGCAGGCATACCTTATAGCCCTATCTACGACATGGGCTACGACAGGACGGGCTGCGTGTTTTGCATGTTCGGGTGCCAGATGGAGAAAGAGCCTCGCTTTGTGAAACTGAAACAAACCCACCCAAAACTCCACAGATACTGCATGGAGTATCTCGGGCTGAGAGAAGTCCTAGAGTTTATGAATATACCCTATGAATAAAAAGTAAACCCCTTCACAAATAATTGTTGACAACCCGTTTACAAAGAGCTAAGGTTGAGTTGAATGAGCGAAAACGCAGCGTGGTGGAATTGGTAGACGCCTGACCAACCAGTAATATGTCAGAGGAGTAAGTTGGTTGCTTACTTTTGCAGGTTCGAGCCCTGCCGCTGCGACCATTTAATTAAACCGGGAAGTAAATATGAAATACGAAATCAGCGGGATAAAATATGAACTCGCCAATAAGCGGGGAAAAGCACGGCGAGTGAGAAACATAAACCGCCCAGAATGTCCTGTGTGTAAGAAAAGACTGCGTCTGGTCCTGGTAAGCACACCTTGGCATGACCACCTATTTTGGGACTGCCCTTGCACGAAGCAATTATTGGAGGATATACAGGCCTGTAAACTGGTTGCGGATAGAGACCTAGAAGATGAAGGGAGAACGGAATGACCAAACCAGTAGGTATGATGAGTATGGCGGAGTATAAGATCCTGCACCAGGTCTGCCCGAAGTGCGGCAGGGCCCCGAACCGGCTCACCAGTGTCAACTACCCGGCCCCGCCGGACCTCAACGTCGTCGAGTGCATGTGCAACTGGATCGGCACTGTCAACGAACTGAAACCTCAAAAGAAGAAGGAGACCACCATGCGAAGCCCGAAAAAAAACAGACCCGATCCAACCGGTTGCCCGATCTGCGGCCACACAGAGTTTTCTTCGACGTTACTTGGAAGTATTGGCGGGATAGATGCTAATATTCTGACTTGTGGTAACTGTTTGTGGAAAGGTATTCGAAGTGACCTTGGCTACACTGTGGCCATTACTGTCGATATGGTCATCGAGAAGTACGTTGCCACTCGAGACCTGATCACGGAAAAGAAAAAGGCCCTTGACGCCGAGCTTGCCGACCTCAAGGCCCTGCAGGAGAAACGCGAGGCCTGGCTGATGTCCGAGATGACTCGGGTCGGTGCCACCTCGCTGAAGACCCCGCACGGCACCAGCTACATTGAAACCATGGACTCTGTTTCCGTGGCTGACTGGGAGACATTCTTCACTTGGGTCCAGGCCAACGCCGAGTTTGAGTTCCTGACCCACGCGGTCTCCAAGACCGCGGTCAAGCAGCGACTCGAGGACGGGCAGGCGCCTCCTCCGGGGGTTAATTTTACAACATTCAAAGGCATTAAGGTGAGAAGATCATGAAATCATTTAACCCGGCTCTGGCGAAAGATCTTATCTACGAATTGAAGACTATTCAAGGAGGTCCGCGGGAGCAGGCCCTCGTAGCAGCCGAGCTGTTCAGAACTATTGATACGCATTACAAGGACCAAATCCTCGTACTCGAAGCTCGGGTACAGGTCCTTGAGCAAGACGTAATCTACACAGAGCTTCTGAAAATTAGGAATTTATCCGAAAGGATTTTAACAGCAGTGCAACCGCCCCCAGAGGGCACCGACCAATCTCAAGGAGATAACACATGAGCAATCTCGACCTGATGATCCCAGACCGCACGACCATTCCGTCATATATCCTTGATCCTACCCTCGCCAAGCAGGCCAACGACGAGGCGGCTGCCGGCATTTCCACCGGGATGCCTCCCAGAGTGAAGCTGTCGATGAAGCAGTTCAAGCTCGTTGATGCTGCTGGGGAAGAAACCCTGTTCCCGCCGAGCAAAATGATTATTGGTCCGGATGAAAATTCGTACCTGCCGGTGGTCGTGCTGCGGGCCAAGAAACCCCTGCAGAAAGCATGGTACGCCACAGCCTACAACCCGAATGAGGACGGGAAGCAGCCTGATTGTTTCTCTACCGACGGTGAGCGGCCTGACCCGACCTCTCTGGCAGTACAGAGCGACCTCTGTGCCACCTGTCCGCACAACCAGTTTGGCAGTGCGGTAGATCAGAGCGGCAACGCGATGAAGGGTAAGGCCTGCGCCGACAGCAAAATCCTGGCTGTGTTTGTCCCCGGCAGCAGGAAAGTAGAGACTGATCCGAAGATCTACCAGTTCAAACTCCCGCCCGCCAGCCTGAAGAACTTCGGTATGTACGTCAAGCAGCTGTCATCCGCTGGCATCCCGCTCGGCACCGCCCAGACCTTGGTCGGCTTCGACATGACCAAGGAGAACCCGGTGCTCATCTTCAAATTCGGCGGTTTCCTGCCTGAAGCATCCCTGCCCAAGCTGTCCGAACTCGCAGCCCTGCCGGAGATCGAGGACATCATCGGCGGGTTCAACGCTCCTGCACTGCCGGCGCCTCCGGTTGTCCGCCAGCTTGCCGACGCACCTCCCCCGGCCACTGACTTCGCAGAAGCCCAGGCCAAAGCTGATACAGAAGCAAAAACCAAGGCCGACGAAGCCGCAGCAGCCGCCAAGTCCAAGGCCGAGAAAGCCGCGGCCACCAAGGCAGCCAACAAGAAAGCTAAGGAAGAAGCTGAGGCCAAAGCCAAGGCGGATGCCGAAGCGCAGGGTGGTGGAGAGTTGCTGGACGACCTCGGTCTTGACCTCGGCTCGGTCCCGGCCGCCGCAGCTGCAGCTTCTCCCGGCGAAGTAACCGACGACCAACTGATGATGGACCTCGGTCTGTAAGATTAACCTTCCGGCAGGGGCAGAACATCGCTCCTGCCTTCGCATAAGAGAAGAGAGCCTCCATGTCAGAATCAGCGAAACAGAAAGTAGAGTTCATCTTCCGCATCATCGATGTTGCCGAAATGAAGCAGGTAGATTTCTCATTTATCACTGGCATCTCCAGGGAGACCATCCACCGCTGGAAAAAGGGTCACAACGTGGCGGACCAGCTACGGCTCACAAGGGCGTACTGGTACGCGCAGATGATCCAGAAAGGCTGCAAGGCTGGCCGGTTCCCGCTGCCTGAAAAACTCAAGACAACGGAGCGGCAGGCGCTGCTGAAGAAAATCGTTGCGGAAATGTCACGTCCACAGTAGGTAACGAAGCGATACATATATAACCTACAAGTGGAGGTGATGGATGTTCCTACACCGGCTCCTTCCCGGAGAAGGGTATTACTGCGTCGCGATGCTGTTGCCTGGTGGTGGGTTTCGTCATTATTTCCACGACAACCTCGACGCCGCCGTAGCCAACCTCCTCGCTTTGGATAAAGGCGGCAATACCGTATACATAACTCAGGCGGCATTCAGCCCTGAGAAGATCGAAGAGGCCCAGGCGCATAACCGATCGCTGCCACGGGGGCTGCTGAAGGACGAGTATAAAAAACTCGCCATGAAGACCAGGAGCCAGGTCAATACCCTGACCCTGAAGAACTTCTTTTTGGACATCGACTGCGGCGAGAAGTGGCCGCTGAAGAACCAGAGCGAGGGCTGCCAAGCCCTGAAGCAGTTCATCGATGACACCGGCCTGCCGATGCCCGCCGTGGTCAACTCCGGCAACGGCCTCTATGCCCACTGGATCCTCACTGAGCCGATCCCTACGGCGCAGTGGCAGACCGTGGCCTACACCCTGAAGAAAGTCGTAGCGGCCTACGCCCCTGCGATCGGTGCCGATTCTTCCCGCACCTCCGACCCGGCCTCGGTCCTGCGCATCCCCGGCACGACCAACCGCAAGCCCGGCAAGGAGCCCAAGCCGGTGCAGCTGATCCACGACCCAGGCGACATCGAGTTCGAGGAGTTCACCGCCCGCCTGCTGGCCGCAGCGCAGAAGAAAAAGGTCCAGCACCAGGCTTTGCTGCCTCCGAAAGTCAACACTGATATCAACGCCGAGTTCTTCGTCCATGACGACGTGCCCAGCGACGCCAACCTGATCGCCGACAAGTGTGCTCAGATCAGCCAGATGCGAGCAACAGGGGGCAACATCAGCGAGCCTGTGTGGTATGCCTGCATCGGTGTCCTGGTTCACTGTGTCAACGGGCCGGAAATTATCCACGCCTGGTCGCAAGGCTACTCCGGCTACACCGTCAGTGAGACCGACGCCAAAATCCAGCAGTGGCGGGACGCGGGAGTGGGACCTACGACCTGCGCCAAGCTCGGCTCCGAGAACGCCGGCGGCTGCATCGGCTGCCCGCACAATGGCAAGATCAAGAGCCCGATCGTCCTCGGTCGGCCGGAACCGGCGAAAAAGGAAGTCCCTGTCGAAGAGTGCGAACCGCCGGCCGGCTACCGCCGCACCGAGGAGGGGCTGTTTGCCGAGGAGGAGGGGCGCTGGGTACGCTTTTATGATCAGGACCTGCACATATCTTGTCTCGCTTACGACGAGTCGCTGGGCTACGAGGTGACCACCCTCCGGCACCGCTTGCCGCACGAGGGCGAGATGGAGTGTACGATCAGGTCGTCGCTGGTCCACGACCCCAAGGCGCTGATGACCATACTGTCAGACAATCAT